TCTATTTTGCAACTCTTGCATTTTAAGATGAGAAAGATTTTGCAATCCCGTATGTATGCCCGTACCAAGCGCAGCACCCAATCTACCACCAGCATTAGTCTCATTAATAACTTGTACCATCTTATGCTCCTCCCAGCCTGTTACCTGATAATAATTTATTGAGCAAGCTTAACAAGGCATTGCCACCACCAAAACCACCTAAGGCTCCTAATCCTTGAAAAAGGCCGCCTCCTACATTTTCTAAAAATCCAGGCTGTCCAGGAATATAGACATTCTCAGATTGTGGTTTGAGGCCTGTTCCCAACAGATTGAAAAGCATATTTTGATCAAGACCTTGCTGCTGGAGGCTATGCTGAGCTCCTAATGCTGCTAATTGGCTTTCTAGATCAGACGCCCCGCTACTTAATGCTTGATTGAATGCTGAACTGCGTAAATTACCGCCGGTTCCCATTGAAGCAAATCGGGCCGCTATACTTGGTATTGTATTAGTTTGGAACTGTTCTCGTGCTCGTTGGGCAATCGGCTCAAATCCGGGGCGTGGACCAGGATTCTGTAAATAGGACATTGCTTGTCCAAGTGATTGGTTAAGAGCACCTTGTTGTTGGGGGGTATAAGGTATAGGTATATTCTTTATCTTTGGGCCGCTGCTGAAAAGTGCCATAGTATCTCCTTTAAAACAATTGGTATGTCAGGAATAACTATACTGCATCACAACGTTGATCGCCAATCTTGTATCAAAAGGCGATAATTTGACTTTAGAAGAGAATCATAGAAGAATTGATCTGCTTCTACTTTACTACTCTATTGGTCCCTGTTAGTCGCTTCAGCTAACAGGGATTTCATTACCCTTAATTCTTCATATACTCGATTACTACATACGTTACTGTATAAGCACTTTTATCTGATGCTACCGTGATATTTACATTGGTAGCATCAACTGAGAGTTCTATGATATCCGCAGCATTACTGCTGGCGTAAGGGATCGGTATATAGCTAAATCCAACTGTATCATTAGCTGTTGCATATATTCGTGTAAACGTAAAGTTGCCATTAACCGTAAGACCATGCGCAACACTTTTCGTACCAACTGCGTTCGGTAAAGCGCCAAAATTAATCACCAACCTAAAGACCGATCTGAAGTCAGGCCGTGTCTGTGTTGTCGAATTAGCATTTGGGTTAGGAAAGAACTGCTGTCCATTAACAAACTCATTGGTATCATAGTAACCTGCATCTTTTAAGTTAGATGATACGGCCATGTTATTAAGGTTTTGATAGAGCCGCACAAGCAGCTCTTTCAATTCAGGTGATAATCCTTCAGTCTGATAGATAGAACTTACATCCCAGACAGAGGTGGTTGGTATAAACGAACCAAATGGTTGTTGTGACATTAAGAAATCCTTGAAGTTGTGGGCCTTACGTAGAGCAACATTGCTTCAAGCTGAAACCCTGCAAGTGCAATTGCAGGATCTGTTATCTGCGCGTCTGACATAGAAATATAAATCTGTATCACATTACCTTCACCTAAAAAATAGACAGATTTCCATAAACGCGTCTGCAAAGCTTCCAAAGGTATAGCAGGGTCCGGGGATGTCTCAAGAATATTGTTACCAACAATACAATTGGTGCCGGCAGGGCCACCTTCTTGCAACATCGATATATCAGTAGATGATGGAAAGTAATCGACCGTCACTTCACCCGCACTCGTTTTATTAACAAAGAACTCAATACGCGAAAGGTTTACGTCACGCCCATCTTTTGAGTAGGGATTCCATTGCTTGGAAAGTATGCCAATATTTGAAACGCGTGTTATGGTACCACCACCTGTGTAAGTGCCTGTCATAACCGTACGTATAGTTATAGTATTAGGATCAATGATTGATTCAATCGAGAATATCGTATTTTGGCTGACAAATGATACACCTTGAGCGTTTTCTATAAGAATATAATTACCAAAATAAGAATTAATACTATCTTCATTAACGCTTAAGGTATGATCGTATGCTGTTATTGTTACAAGTCCCGTTGTACTATTATAGACCATATTAGTAATCTGCATGACAGGGGCGTTGCGATTTTGATCAGAATCAACGATAAAGACGTATCCTTGCATATTGCCCGCAATAATTTGACGTGACATTGCATCTTCAATATTGTCTATCCAAGTAAATTCTGATTCCCCCCACGTTGTTGTTGTACTAGCCCAGGTAAGATCGGTAGATTGTTCCCAATACCCAAAAACCGTAATACAATCTTGATTGATCGACCAACTATCATTCTTGTAGTTGTAAACCAAAAGCTTGTTGGGATAGGTTTGCGATGGCAAAAGATCTTGGCTAACATAAGTCCAATAAACCATCTCGGCAAAATAATCGCGTATACCGCAAATTCGCTGGTTTGCGCCATCTTGGGTGCGAACTTCAAATATCTGGTCAGGGATCTTATTGTCGATACGTTCTACGTTAGCACCATTACAGCTATGTACACCCGTGTTACCAATAGCGAGTACAAACTTGTCGAATGGAACGGCTGAGTTCTGTGCTTCACAGCCCAGTTCAGCATTGAGTCGTTGCCAATAGAACGGAGTAGCATAGTTACCAGTCCAGACAAGTTCCCAGGTAGAACGTTCAAAGAATACAATGAGACGATCTTTGATGAATTCTGCACTGACAATCTGTTCATCAGTTGAAGCATCGAGGTATCCAGCACCTGCGGCTTTGCCTACTGCAGCACCGACGGTGAATGTTTGGTTTGGCTCAAGCCATGCAAAAGAAGCTTTATCTGCACCTACAACTGTTTGAGCTATAGGACTACCTCTTATAGAATAACGTGCGCGTTGAGGAAAAGCAGCATTGGTATTAGTACCCGACGGAGCGTTACGCTCAACGGTATTAAGAAGAATAAGCACATTTTTAAAAGCAACGATAATTCGTGCTGTCTGGACATAGGATCCATCAGACAAAAATACAGTAAAAGGGCTAAAATTGACCCAATTAGTTCCATCAAAATAATAGAGGGGATCATCATTAGCTCCTGGAGTTCCGACTGTTGCATTAAAATTAGTTACAAAAAGCAGGCGCGCATCATCTGTTGCGCCCACCCAATTGTGAGTCCAAAAGAAATTGCTATTGTTGCCATGCCAAACAGGTGAAGGAAATGGTATCGATCCTGGTGACCTTAACCATCCGCCTGAATAGGTATAAGCAAATTGAGTATCAAATGCATAGGGAGGCTGATCATTAATAGCGGTATTAGCTTTGTCGTAAATAGAGAGTCCCATAACGGGTAATGCCGGATACCACCAAACTATGGTGGTAGCTATTGACACCTGGCCACCAGTGATACGAAACTGATACACGTTTGGTCCAGTTGAATCTAATCGAACAGTTCCAACAGCCGGTCCACCTGGTCCCGCATCGGTGCTCAGAGTAGCGTCATTACCTACAACACCCGGAACTGTTGTTACGGTGAATATAATACCACCTGCCGAAAACATTGATCCTGGATTAAGTATTGTTCCTGGCAAAGCGGTAAATGCTAGGTTACCAGAGCCATCTGTTGTCCCAATATTAACACGCAAACGAGAAAGTAGTGGCGCTGTAAGAGGATCAGAGCTTGTTCCCATCAACCGCCCACCAAAACGCTTACGTATACGGCCACGAAAAACATACGCATTGACCAGCTCTTCCATGGCGTCATCCATGATCAACCATGGGCGCAAATCTGTCTGGAGACCTGTCTTAAAGGGTGCTATTAAAAACCTCTCAAGTGCCATAAACTCTCCTTTAATTTCCAATTACAGAGAAAAATAATGTTTGCGTATTACTTGAGTTTATAACAATTTGTGTAGGAGTAAGGCTAGGAATAAATAAAACACTTGCTATATTACCAGCCGCTGATACTTGAGCATTGAAAGCACCGTTAGGAAATCCTCCTGCTGGAAACCCTGAAATACTACTAAAAGTAAATGTGTTATTTCCAACTACTGGATTTATAACACCCCATAACATAATTATTCCTGAAGGTAAGTATGTAAACCCATTACTTGCTTTTGTAGCTTTTGTAAAAGGAAATGCAGCATCTACACCATTGTTAATCCATAATTGCTGAACGGTTGCTGCGTCTTGAGCATTATAAACAATTATATTAGGTGCATCAGATGCAGGAACAGATCCTGTCTGGTCTACAAAGTTTACAAACTTATTTTTACCTGCATTAGGAGAAGCGAAATCCTCAAGACTCACACCAACAAATGTTTGTAGTGCCTGAAAGTTGCCCAAGATATCGCCTTGTGATTTGGATAAACGATCCGTAGCCTGCGGAATATTTGGCTGATATGCCATTTGTAACCCTTTTTATTTATTATAAGAATATATTTTACATGTTGTTAGAAATTGCCGCCAGCGGATCCCCATCCATTAAGAGATGCGCCAATTGACGTCTGTTCGGTAAATATTGTGCTCGTACGCTCATTGGTATTTTGTACTAAAGTACGTCTTAAACACAATCTCTCTTGTTGCTTGAATTCTGGCATGATCAATTGAACACTATCAAGATCCATGCGATCTTCAAATATTTTTTTAGCGGCGCCATAAGCTATGTACTGCCAATATTCATTCAATTCTGGAACTGAGTTTGACCCAATAAGCTCTGTTGGTCTTTTATAAACCTCAAATTCAATTCTGTAAGGCTGATCAGGCAATGGTCTTAGTACTATTTTATTGCTATAAAACAGCATGCCTTGAGGCAGCGAAGCGACAGTTGGAACAGTTTCGCTATTAATTGCCACACCTGCTCCAGGAGCAACTGGGGTAGTTCCATCAAGCGTAAACGCGACCGTAAATTGACCTGTGACATAGTTAATATAGTTATTAACGTTTTGTGCAGTTGGCGGCGTTGAAGGAAGATATCCGGGTTGGTAAAGATTACCAATAGATGTCGGATTGCCTGTTATTGGATTGATGACAGGCACATCAATCATCGTCAAGCCATTATTGTTAGCATCAAGAGAAGCAAACGTAACCTGGTTCTGCAACAACGCAACATTTTGAACCATATTAGGTGGCACTATTGCTTGTTGTGAGTTAATAACGCCGCTAAAGCTTGTAGTTGCGCCATCACCTGTCACACCAATAGACGCTATGCTATTAACCTTAGGAAAAACAGCAAAAAATTGTTCTTCAGACTGGCTATAGAATGTTTGAAACCCTGCAACATAGACCGGTTTATGAATTGTCAGGTATTTGTTCTGGAAATCATATAAAGGATTATTTTGAGCAAGCGGGTTAGTTCCATATGATGCTGTATCAGTATAATAAGTATCCTGATACGGATTAGCGAAGAACGTAAACTTTGTTCTCAGATTGAATGTGCGCAGATGTTCTGGGAAGTCATACAATACAAAGGTATTGATATAGGTATTTAGATCGGCTTGTGATAGCTGAGCAGTTGAAGGGCTTCGAGTTAATCGTCGCACTTTTGTTTCAATATCACTTAAAGTTCCAATAGGCATCATAAACTCCTTATAAAATTCTAAGATACTCCTATCTTACCAGTATGCAGATCCACCCAAAACATCTTATATCGTTATGTTGCACTATAAGGCAGCACATTCTGCGTAGCTGCTAATATTGTGGCATTATCTTCACCAATAGGAACCACTTGAGCAGCAGTATCAATATGAGGATTAGCAATTACAGGCACAGCAAAAGGCTCATACGTTGAAGCATCAATCGTTAAGCTGAATGTGGTGGGCGAAAGTACCGTAACAATGCCGGTCTGTTGATTTGCTTCGGGCATCCCACAGGCTGCTGGTATATATAAACGAACAATAGTCCCGGTTCTATACTGGTGAGCAAATGAAGTAGTCACAACAGCAGGATTGGTTTGTGTAATAGCGGTAATCAAACGCATAGCAGGTTGAAATGTTGGTCGTGGGTTAGCATAGGCATTATATGCAGGCGCTGTCATGATCAACCAGCATATTCAACAGTAATCAACTCTTTACCGCGCGGTTCATCAAGATCAGTAAATTCTAAACTTTGGAACCCATAACGACGAACTTTTGTGCCTATTTTCATGGATGGCTTGCCATGTTCATCAGTTGTGTGCGCATGTACCGGATACCAACCAGTAGTATTAAGATGGCGCGCTGTACCACGAGGAACCGTGTAAATTTGACCATCGATCATGTCATATTGCTGCAATCCATCTTCTTTATTCAATTGCAGTACAAATTCCATACGCCCACCAGGTACTTCATAAAATTTAAAGATACCTTTTACCATCTCATTGTCTTTTTCACGTTGCTCTTGAAGCTTTTTAGCTAATTCTTTTTTACGCTCTGATGACATTCTTACGGGTGTTGCTATGTGTGCTTGTGACATGTGTATCTCCTTATTAAAAAAGAGGGTAGGCGCCTACCCTCTTGTATGATTATTCTTACAATCCGCCAAATGATGACTTACCAGCAATCCAGTAAATAACATCGCTTGCGCTTCCTGCTGGGCTGTTAGCACCAGCCGCCAAGTTCATACCAATGTAACCGGTATTAACGGTAGCATCACTCAAGATGTCAACACCTAAAGCTAATGCTTCAGCGGTATCTTCGCCTATTGGGACTATCATTGCAGGTGTAAAGGCTGAATTACCAATACCAAATCCTGGGAAACTGAACGTGCCGAATGAGCTTGAATCAATATCAACGGTAATTGTGTTACCCGTTCCTGCTGTTGTAGCGGTATTAACATCTACGATCGTTGCTTGTAAACCATTAATTTCAGGCATCAAGTAGACATCAGGAGCAATAATACGTACTAATTGTCCCACTTTATAACCATGAGTTACCGACAATTGAATAACAGCTTGAGTAGCGTTACTAATAGCAGTAATAAAACGGCTGCGTGGATAGAACAACGGTTCATATTTGATAACTCTGAATTCACCACCTGTACCAGCTTGCAGCAATTGAGACATGTAATCCAAGCTGAAAGTAGTACCTGTGAATGTTCCGTATCCAATAGTGAAATCAAGTCCACTTAATTGAGGAGCATCTGTCGTATTTACCAAGCGTACAATATTTCCTGCTGCCATGCCTGCTGTTGAACCAACGGTTACAACAGGTGTAGCTGCTGTTGATATAGCACTAATACCGGTAGAACCGTTATTAAGAACGCCTTGTGGATTAGCAGACGTATCAATTAACGTAAAACCACCGCTGGTTGCATAAGAAGACAAATTAGCAGCGTTAGCAGCGTTTGATTTCTTATATTCCCATTGAGCGCCAGCAGGGAATCCTCGTTGCCAGAAATATTCAACACCAACAGCAGTTGTTTGAGATGCTGCTGCTACCGTAACGTTTCTAACTACCATCCAGTCAACACCAGAAGGTATAACTATATTACGTGAATTTCCATCTGATACAAACGTACCTTGTGAAAGTATAGTTCCGTCCATGGTACCTCCTTAAAGTGTTGCGCGTAAATTAATGACCCAGAGATCATTTAAGATACGTGGGACTTCTGCAAATTTATAACCAACTGAAGCATTTAATGCCAATGGTCCATCATATATTGGTGGTCGGTAAATAAATGCAGCAGAGTAACCGTCTTGTTCTATACATGCGTATGCTTCCATACCGGTACAGAAAATATTGTACACGTTAGCACCATTTGATGATGAATTAGGCGTTACGCTACCAATACTTGATATCAAGAAACGAAGGTTACCAATAGCACCCCACTCAGAACGCAAAGCATTCATAGGTGATGGGTATTGATTCTTTTGAATAAACCCTGCAACGTTATCTAACGAACCTGTTAAGTTTGTAGAACACAATGCAAAATACGCATCACGAACCGGAGCTGTACCGAACTTATCTTCACCTTCTATGTTATCCATAATGGTATAAGCATTGTTGTTAAGTAAAGCACGAACAACGGTATCTACGTCTGTACGTGTAATTTCAGTAGGATTGTCTCCATTAGAACCACCTACACAGTTGATAAATGATGCAGTTGATGCAAGCATGTCTCTCGTCAACTGATCCTCGGTTTGTCTTAGCGATACCCCGAGCCTTGCAGCACATTCGTTCAAAACAGGGTCTTGGTTTTGCAATGTGCATTATTCTGTTACTTTTTATGACCAAATGTTTTCAATTTGGCGATGAGTCTTGTTATTCCTCATTCCTTATCTCTCGAAAAGGATCAGACTTTATCTTCGAAACTTTTTAGAATTTCGTCTAGCGTTAAGTCGTTGAGGATTTTTGATCGAGACTTGCCTTTATAGGTATACATTTCTTTATAGAGTGTAAATTCTTCTTTACCGTATTTTGATGCTTTTCCCGATTTTCCCCTTCGTTGACGAATATCTAGAAACTCAAGTAATTTTATTACTCTATTTTTCTTTTCTCCGACCATGAAGGGAAGAATAATATTAGCTAATTTTCGTAAAGGTTTTTGTGAAGTCACAGATAATTCTATTTTTGCTTTACGAGAAATTCCATCAGAACCAACAGCAGCTTTTCTAAAATTATATCTATGTTTAATATCAAGAGCATCTAATATAGATTTTACTTTTTCCATAATAATAAAATCACAATTGGTAACTCCTATATTTCCCATCAAAGCTGGCGTATGGTTACCATTCTTTTGGTTAGATTTATAATAAATGAGACTTATCCAGCCTTCACCCTCTATAATTCCTGTTAACCAGGCTAAATCTAAATCAAATCTTTCCTGCTGATTGCCCATTGTTACATCCTTCTGATTTTCACGGCATTAATTATAGATATATTAATTATACCATCTAATGTTCTGTACGTACAGAAAGGCTTTAGGGGATCCCAGCATATGGCTAGATTTAAAGCAGGCCATTAAGCTTGCAAAAACCAAGAATTTCAAAGATCTATTTTGTTAACCTGCTCGTTCAACGTTACATAGGTCATTACGTTGAACTATTACGGCACCTATTTATTTACCGTAAAAACTGATCTTCGCGTCAATGTCGACTGCGGTGAGGTTTTGAGGCGGGGGAGTTATGCCAGAGTTGCCTAGTGGCACCATCGCAGTGTTTAGGGGGTTGTAACGACGCATCCTGAGCGTTGTTCCACCATTGCGGGGCATGTTCTTTTTCATTGCAGGGATCTTGTGGATCATATTAGGCACTGGCACTGACAAAAGCTTATAACTAAAGCTTTGTTGTACTGGCGCAGGCAAAGTTGAGGTTGTAGTAATAGCCACGACCGTCTCCTTTAAAATAGTGAAAAGATATGAATACGATATGAGCCTGGCGAATGTACTCGTAACGCCTTGATCAGAGGTGGCGAATTCTCTATAACGCCGATGTGCAGGGGACGAGTGCTGCGTAACGTCAGCAATAGTATAGAACAGATCGTTGTTAAAAATCAAATTCCCTGTGAGTCAAGGGAAATGGTCTCACAGGGAATAGGAGTATAAATCTACTCAAGAGATAATCACAAACTCCTGAATAGTCTTAAGAAAGTACTAAAAGTTATAACGCGCGACGAGCGTTTTCCATCTCTTGGCGCAATTGTTTTTGTAAGTCAGGTGTTAAACCATTGGCAAATGCGTTTGCTCGAGCTAACGGGCTATCACCTTGCTGTGGCGAAACTGAAGCTAGTGGCTTTGGCTTAGCAGCATTCTTTTGAGCAAGCGCTTTTTCCTGCACAAACATATCAGCTTTGGCTATACCAAGATTCTTAATCATAGTATACGTAGAAACAGCTTTGGTGTACAAGTCTGGATTTGCATGCAGGGTTGTCGCCAATTCAGGATACAGGTCACGCAGCATCTCTATATTTTCACGAGAAGCTACTTTGTCAAAGTCTGGGTACTGAGCCTTAATTCGTGCTTCTGCGGTCTCTTCTATTGTTTTTGCTTTATAAGCACGAACTTCTTGTTCAAGTTGTCGTATTTTCTTGGCAACTTTTGACAAATGCTTGCCTTCTGCAATATCATCAGGTGCAAGCTCAAAATCGTCTTCAACGGACTCTTGATTTTGTGGCTTATTGGTGTGTTCTGCCATTAATTTTTGAGCGAGCGCTAAAGCTTCATCGCGCTCACGCTCTATTCTTTTTTTGGATTCTACAAGAGCACGGAAATTACGAGTACCAATATCTTCGGCTGGTGACTCAGATTTTTGCGGCTGTACTTCTTCCGGCTGCTCATCTTGGGATTCAACAACAGGTTGTTCAGCTGCCATTTCTTGTGCTGCCTGTTCTGATTCTTGAGCTTCTTGTTGCCATTTCTGCGCCATTGCACGCGCTTCAGGCGTTGATGGTAAATTATCTAAATCCATAAATACTCCTTATTTTGCAATAAACGGTGATAGAAGATCTTCTTCTCCATTCAATTTCTTTGCGAGCTTAAAAAGTGTGCCATCAGCAAAATCTAATACATATTTTAAAAGTCCACGCTCTTCTTGTGGTATAAGTAGGAAATTTTCCTTAAGCATCAAACATGCATCTTTAGAGGGAATAACCCATAGAAATTCTAATGAGTCATCGTGACGGGTATATTTATACACAGTCTGATCATAATCAGGAGTAGGACAAGAGAGTCGAGCTGTGAAATAATTGCGCAACACATTATCAAGCAGTCGTTCTTTTTTAGTAATAACAACTACATAAAAATCACCAGGGAACTTTGCTTTGTGATCATTCAGGCATTGATTAATATGTGCATCATAATCTGTTAAACATTCTTGCATTTGCTCATGAGCAGAATGAGTATTAGATACTGCTTGTTGTTTTAATTCAGTTGCTATCTTGCCTACCGTCTCGCGTGTCATACTCTACCTTCTTTAATAATGTGATTCAGCGCACAAAGCATAGCAGAGACTTAGTAAACATTAAACCCCTTCCACAGTTTAATACAATAAACCATAAAAGGGGTGAACACATTCTCGTATTATTTTTTCTTTTTTATTTTAGCACCGGCTTTACGGGCTTCAGAAAGAGCTATTGCAATAGCCTGACTCTTTTTAGTTACTTTTGGACCTTTTTTAGAACCAGAATGCAACTTACCTTCTTTATATTCGTGCATCACTTTTTCTACTTTGCCTTTTTTGTTTTCATACTTGGAAGCAGCACGTTTTTTAGCAGGTTTCTTATCCTGTTTCTTCTCAGACTTTTCAATCTTTTCATGCACTTTTTCATCTGCTTTCATAGCACGTTCAGCTCTATGATGCAATTTTTCTTCTTGTTTATGAAGTTTTTTAAGTAACTTTTTAGCCATCATATCTCCTTTATACAAAAGGCCATGGAGGGAAATATCTTCTGACAATATTTATATCCATGGCCCATGTTTTATCGTACTCGTTGTGTCTCTTCAAACAAGAGACGTTTTTCGATAGCGTCTTTATCTTTACGCTTATCTTCTTGCATATTGGCTGGCTTGCCTAAAATTGCATAGGCAATCTTGGCTGCCTTACCAAATGGTCGAGGCATTGCAGGCATCTCATTCCCCTATCACATCATTATTAAAACTAAAATAAGGAGTGTAGTTTTTAGGAAACTCATGATTTTGAGCCCTTCGTGGAAGATTTGCCATGGCCGTATGATCTTCGTTAAGCAACATGCTGTCAATTAACTCAGGCATACGACGAGGATCAATATCCTCAAAACGCTGCCTGCGCATATCAAAAACACGATTTGGTTCAGAACGTCGAGGAATGTTTCCCTCAATATCTAAATGCTCTTCAAATTTCAACTTCATAGAAGCTATCTTTTTAGCCATGAAAGCTCCAATTTTTATTTATACTTTTTTCGGATAGAAATGAGCTCTTCTTTGTGAATCATCCTTATCCATTTGCTCATTAATACCACGTTGTGTGTCATCAAGATCTTCAGGCATGTAAGGACCTGTGCGTGGGTAAGGCTTCATCATCACTTCTTGAGGAAGGTTAGCAATCGCACGTGGATCTTCGTAGATCATTTCTGGTTTTTCAATAGAGCGGCGACCTTGTCCTGACATAGTTGGGAAATAATTTTCCCCTTCAGGGCGTGCCATTCTGTATGAACCTTTATCAGAACGTCTTTCGTCATTGTGCATGTCTCTTTGGTGTTCTACACGCTCAGAACTGTAACGTCTTTTTGCCATAGTGGCTCCTTTTTGTAGTAACTGCGAACCATAACTGCAAGCACCATGCTCTGATTATGTCGCAAGGTATATATCCTCTAACTACAAGCTTGGACTTAACTACTTGTTGTAATCGAGTTTAGCTTCTTCGTCAGCAATCTCTTGTCTAATAACGGGATAGACCGTCTCAGCAAGATTAATAAGTTTTCCTACCAGCTCAGTGCATTCTTCAACGGTGCCGGAATTAATATGGTTTGCAAATGCATCAATTAAGGCTAATATCTCGTTCATTGACCACCTCCTTTGCTTCAGGGTTTATCTCTCTGTCTTTGATAATATTTGAAAGAGCAATTAATTTTTCTAAATGCGCAAGGTCAAGGTTGTCAATTTCTTTGAGAGCTTTTACCAGATTGAGCAAGCCTACTTCTTCATCTTTAACAGCAGCTGCCCTGCGTTCTTGTGCTAATGCCTTGTTTTCCTCAACGCGTGAAACTCTTTCGACGCCCAATCCTCTATCAGCTTGAGCTCGAGCATGTGCCAAGTCGGTTCGTGCGGCTTGTTCTTGCATTTGTGATTGCATCTGCATCTGGGACATTTGTTGTTGTGCTTGTTGTTGTGCGGCCACAGCTTCAACCAATTTCTTTTTATTTTGAACGGTAGCTGCATCAAGTAATACATCATCAGGAATCGTCACTCCTACTTCACGTAACTGTAAAAGCTGTGCAAAATTCAGCTGTTTCTGAGTATCAGTATTTAGGCCTTCGGAGACAACACACCCATATTTGCCGAAAGCTTTGCTATAAAATTGTGGTGCCGGTTGTTCGCCTTCTAATATCTTTTGTATCTTGCCGGGAGTAAATGATGTTTGAATGAGATCAAGCATTATTTTACCTAAAAGTTTTTGAGCATGATCAAGGTTATCAAACAGAACCTGAAGGGTAGTAAGTCCTGCACCTTGTCGAAGCATAGAAAGCACACCAGCTTTATCATCCATAGCAGAACCGAGCAGCTCTTCATTAACGCCCGATTCTTTCAATATTTCTTCTGCAAAGATAGACGAAAGATTGAAAATAGACTGACCCGCTTCAGCAGGAGCTATTTTCTGTATATCGGTCATCTGAGCTTCTTCTTTAAGCGCTATGCCTTTACCTTGGCCATTCAAGAAGATGTCTTTTGGGTTTACCAGTGCATTCTCTTTATAAATATAACCAGAGTTGAGCTGAGACTCGATTATATCGGCAATAGTAATGAGGAATCGGTTGTAAAGGAATTGAGGATCACGTAACCCGCGGACAACTCCTTGAATTCTATTTGGCCAATATGGTGTTGAGCTCGTATAATAGGCAAAAACAGGAACGAACGGATAACTATCTATTCCCAAAGGATTAGGACCGTGATAGATTACTTTCCCTTGAACAACAATAGCTAAACGTACGGTCGGTATATCCTGTTCTATAACCGTTACTTGAGGATAGAGCTGCAAAAATTGCTGTAACGCTTCTTTATCTTCAGATTTCCACTCCATTGATTCACCCGTTTGGGTATCAACAAGCATCTTCTGTTTGCGATAGTCGCGATAATAAAATTCATCGTAAGTTAAAAGATTCTTATAGCTATAGCCATAACTTTCTGGGGCAAATTGAAACTTGCCGTCTCGGCCGGATCCTTGATCGGTAGGCGTCAATGCCATAATCTCTTGTTCATAATCAGGCAAAAGAGAAAGCACTTCACGTTTAGTTAAGAATGATCTTTTCCATATACCGTTGCAATCAGAAAGATCCGCTTTGCGGAAAAAAGGGTCAATAAGAAAACTGTTGTAAGAACAATTGTTAACTTTAATAGTACCTGAAACAGGGTCTTCACGATAATCCATCCAGACTTGTAAAAGATTCATACCGGTAACTAATGACCCGTGAAATGCATCAGATATGGTCTCTAATACACCTTCCTGCTGATGAACCCACATAAGTACTTTAGTCATCTGATCAGCAGTCAGATCATCACCATTCTCAATAGGAGTAACAATAGTTGATTTACGGTTACGTCGCTGATGACCTGATATCATATTGATAATAGGACGAATGCGATTAAATGAAAATTGACGTCTTCTATTGACCGATAGATTACCATAGAGTTCATTGTAAACTGTCTGATCACCGTTTTCAAAACGAGTATCAAGATCAGCTTCTTGCCAAAAGGTCTGGTTTATTGTCACGCTTTCCGCATAGAAAGCTTCCATGCGAGACAGTATGCCCCGATCTTTTTCATTGTAATATTGTGGCCCTAGTTCCGGAAAAATCATCGTTTACACCCTTTTCACTCTGATGCCATCAGTTTAAGTTGATACATAACCGCAATCAAGCGTTAAATTTCTCATTAATATGTTCTTCATCATCGCATACCGAACAAGGGCATTCAAGATTTGATTCAGGCAAAAGTTTAACTGCTTGCTCATAAAGAGATTCAAATTCATGATAACGAGGATGATTACGGATTATATCATCAAAAGGTTGCAAATAAAGGGCGTACATAGATAAGGCCAAATCACGTGAATCAGCTTCTATTTGCTCATGAGCTGCTTCCATAGAAACAATAAGGCATTCAACAATATGAACTATCATATGATAATAACGTTCTTTGCGAATTGAACTTAAAAGACGTTGAAATTTAAGATTGTTAAGACAAGAATTATTGTTCATTGGCACCTTTTTCTTTTAAAACTTCAATACCATGACCGCGAATAGAACCTAAGAATTTAATAATATAAACACTTGAATCTTTCATTTCTTTATTCACTGCTTTTAAATACGAAATGTAATCTTGGCGCGTAAGATCTTGAGTCTTTTTATGGGCATACAAAGAGACAGCAGCTTCAAGATTACTATCAATAAAAAAACTCTTTGTCTCATGCTGCATAGCCATGGCATGTGAAGATAACATTAAAAGGTGAAGAATATAGTGCTTCATACTTATTCCTTTTCTTCACGCTTAACATCTTCTTTGTCATCATACTCGCTTATATAATATTCATAACCGCTCTGCTCAAGCGTATCGATTAACTCAACAACCTGCTGATGAGTATCAGTGGTATGATTTAAAACAAAATAGAGCGCTAACAATAGTTTCATATAATTCCTTTAATAACGGGGAAGGTCATCTCTAAATACACTGGGCATGTTGCTTTGATAGCCGTACATTGCTTCTTGATAACGTTTATCTAATTCTTCAGCAGAAAGCCCGTCTCTTGTTTTAGGCAACGAGATACAGAGATACCTCATCGCATCAGCTGCGTGAGAAGCAAAATTATGTAAAGGATAAGGCTTATAAACCTTTTTCTTAGCATCAAATTCTTGACGATAATTTTCGAGGGATTTAATAAGTTGAGCACAATGCCGTTCATCAATCCATATTTTACCTAACGTGGATCGGACCGATTCTATTCCATCTTCAATAGATACTGATGGGGCTACAGTAAATGATATGCCAAGCTGACGAGCTTTTTCTAGTCGTGTCATACCCGTACCAAATTCTTTTACCTGAATGTCATGAGGGGCAATATGTTTACCATAAACATAGCCTTCATCACGTGCTTTTTGTTGCAGTACATTGGTATAATGCTCAAGGCCTACTTTTGAATTCTCATAATAATCAATAAGACGAACCGTCTGCCCAACAGTCTGAAAGAAGATGATAGAGGTAGAATCACGCACCCCTAAATCCCAAGCGGTATGCACTTTAAAGCCAAGCTCATAAGGCACTACACCTATCTGTCCCTTCATGCGCATCTTATCAAGATAACGGCTATAATAGGCACCCTCTACACCCATATCCCACGATACATAATACTCTTGCTGTATAAGATCTTCGGACATAATCCCTTCAGCCAACTCTTTCTGTATTTCAGCGAGGGGAATATGTTGCGTCTCATCAAGGGTAATACGATAAGCAAACCAATCAGGAGACTCTGAAGCTATCTGAAACAACTCATAAGCGTGGTTCTTTCCTCGGGGTGTAGTAATAAATATTGCCCATCCATCATTGGCTGTTAATATGGGGCGAATGAATTGATAAGCACGTGGATCTTGAATAGCATACTCAGAAAATATACATCCCTGCGGGTTTGTACCAACAAGGGAATTTCCACACCACATTTCTTTTCCATTACGTCTTACTTTTATCACGCCAGATGAAACTGAAACGCAATACACTTTACCTTTGTAGGGAATAGTAGAAATATATTTTTTATTGTGTGATCCCAACAATCTTTTAAATTGAGAAAATCTCACAGATATCTCATAAAGGGTATGTTGAGGAACTATCAATCGATCTCTAATAAAACTCTCTTTTTGTTTTTTTTCACGTACGTTACCACTAAGACCAAGCTTGATAATAATTTCTTGAACATCATCTATAAGTTTTTTAGAAGTGCTATAGTAAAAAATACGATTCCCTGTTCGACTTCCATCGCCTAAAACGAGCCATTCAAACAGTATGTGCAAAAGATCTTTATTAAGATTTTTTATTTCTTTAGGTATAAATCTATGAGGTTGCTTGCCAAATTGAACGAAATAGAGATAAAGTTCTTTATTATTAATAACAAATTGATCTTCATATTCCGTAAAATGAATGTTCATAGATAAAAGAAGCGTTTTTATTTCTTCGCGAACACGCTTCTTTGTTTGCGCAATTGAAATACGATAATTTTTAGAATCTTTGTAAGTTGATCCTTCGCTTAACCAAATTCCTAACAATGCCATAAAGTCTTCAGATTTATATCCTATTATCTTCTCAACATATTCACCATCCCATAGAGATTGTGACGGAATCATATCATGTGCGATTGTTGGATCATTTATCTCTTTAAATTTATATACTCCTTTTACTGATTTAACCCAAAACCTGTGGTTTGGAGTTACACAAAAATCAACGGAAGAATTTTTTGAACAATACATTAATCCTTCATAATCATAGTCGACGTAATGAGAAGGAAGTTCGTAAACTAATCTACCATCAACTAATACAGCAACTTTTTCATTTCTCTTAAGATCTTTAAAAAGTTTCCATCCATCCTCAGTTAAAATTTCTGTTTGATCATCGTAACAATCAACGTTATCAGATCCAACAACTTGAATCAGTGAGCCGTTCTTGAATCGTATTTTCATTTCTTGAGAGTTTGTTTTCTCAATAACTTCAGGAGGAATAAAATCTAAGAATCGTTCTCCTGTATTAGTAATAGAATCCCATAAAACTTTACGTCCCTGGGAATAGCTAGGAAAAATATAAAAATAGACGCCTATTTTGCGCAGAGCTGCACGAATCATAAGATTAAAAGCACAGATATCCTTTCCTGAATTGTGTACCAAATAGCCCTGAGCAACAAAGTTATGATGCGTCTCAGTCTCTATATCATACAAAGATTCTGTTCGTCCTGTTGGAGTTATCGTGCACCGTGAACGGAAACAACCATAAAGTAAGGATGTCTTTTTTGTGCTCTTTTCTATGGCTGCTAATATACCCTGCTGCTTCTCTTGTTTTCCTATAATGGTAAATGATGATAAAAGAGTTTTAAGAGCGCTGTTTTTTGATACACGAATTTTCCAATTAGATCCCTTATCAAGGGCAGGAACAAAAGGCACAATGCCAACTTTTCTTAAAAGCCAATAGATACCCATGCCAAATGAGAGGCTGCTCCCACAATTAAAACTTACCTCACAAGCTGGAGGAATACTGCGTCCTGATGATGCGCTGATAAATCCTCTTTTATGAGCATAAAGAGAACCGTCACCCGCAAGATATGCTGTTAAGAATCGTAACGTCGACTCTCTATCGAAGTCTGAGATAAATGCGGGTAAGTCTCTACGGTTTTTAGGACAATCGATACCATTTTTTCTAAAGAAATCCTTGATAGGATTTATGGTCTTACCGCCACCCTGAGTTCCATTAGACAGTCCCAGGTCAAATCCGTTCCTCTTTTCTCGCCATATGACAGATACGTTAAAAAGCTTTTTTGCGAGAAACTCAACACGAGCCAACAGTTCTCCGTTTGTATTCGTAAATTTAGGCTGCTGATTATCAGCTACATAGCCATCTGAAAGCATGTACCCCATAAACTCAGCCAACTCTAAATTACTTGTCGCGCCATATTCTATACCAGCATAGTTATGCAAATTAGCGTAGCATGAAATATCTTCTAATTTCTTCCAAACGACTTTTTTTGATCCGCTGCTGCTAGTAGCAAAGACATGGTCTTTTGATGTTTCTAAAGGCAAATATCCTGGCGACTGTACGCGATATACTTCTTTCGGTGCGGTAGTCCAGACATGCCTCACCGTATCGGGTACAAACTGTGTTCCATTCCATGAGAGTATGCGATCTCCAACAACAATATCTTTTAGAAGCTTATAAGAACCATTTTCCATAAGAATATGACTTTCACCGGACAGGCATCGTCTCGGTAAAACAGCTATAATCTTGCGATATCCTTTATTTTCAAGCGCATCACAAAGGGGAAGCTGATAAGAACGGGGCTTAAAGCGATTCAGATGAATCTGTGTTTCTATTTTCATGTAAGTTCTTTTCTATCCAAGCAGTAATAGCTTCTTTTTTTTGATCTAATGACATTTGAGCATCGCATATATAACCGCTATCACCATTCATGAAAACAGTATCGTGATTATCTAAAGGGTCATCACATAAAGCACACAATCTTTGATCTTTCATTTCTCTTCCTTTTTTTTAACAGCAACTAAAGCACTCTCAGGAAACTGCTCCATAACCACCTGTATTTTTTCTTGAGAGGAGATCATATCCGGTTTACTTACCGCTCTTTTCTCAAGCTCCCACTCCCTTGATTCATCATGATTCAAATGAAACAAGTGGCGGAGATGAGTAGGATCTTCAAGCAGATGATTATTGACCCGTGCGGCTATAATCTGTCGGGCTGCTTGAACAAAACGAGTAAAATGGGGATTCTTTCCTGATTTGGCATAATTAAAGAACTCATAGGGAGAATAGCCAAAACTTAAAGGAAATTGTACCAACATTAACTCGTGAGGATTCTCTTCTAACCAACCAGGTAACTGATCAATAAAAGCATTCTGTTCTTCTATACTCTCAGGGAATGGTTGTATGGTTGTATACTTACGCATAACACCGGGATAGGTTCCATTCGGTCCCCCTTTGGCTGGTATTCCCGATGCTGGTTTGCCGCTTGGATTAGGATCATAATTTTCTTTTCGCGCGCGCGTAATCTTATCATGGATATTTTTGATTGGCTTCTTCTTAAGCTTCTTTTCAACATATTGTCGATGATATTTATTGATAAGCTCTTCGTCCCCGAGTATTTCATCATCGTAACTCATGGCTCTATCTCCTTTATAATTACTTCCGTGCGTGGCTGAAGATCCCATCGTTTGAATGATGTCACCTGTGCTATTTGATTACTATGAGTTAAGACAGTTCCTATAGCCATCTCTTCAAAGAACCGTAAATAAGCAGCAAGAGAAGGACCGCTATAATTAAACGTATCATGGGGTCCGGGACGTTTCTTTGCCTTGTCATGTGATTTGATATAAAAATAGACTTCTAAAGCAACGGGTCCCTTAAACAAGGGTTTAGATCCATGTTGTTCTAAAAGATCAGCTACCTGGTTAAATCGTTCTTGTTTAGAACTATCCCATATTCTTCGCTCAGCATCAGAGCGGACATAGGGTAACGGCTCAGCCCAGATAACATACGTATGTGGCGAACCACGAACAATTGTCTTCATACTCAATTCCTCTCTGTTCAACAACGCAGAGCATACTAGACAATTTCCTCATTTAGTCAATTCCAGCAGCAAGAAACGAAAGCATGAAATCTTCACGTAAGGGACTAGAATTATCAGACACGGCTAAGCGTGACTTGACTTCTCCTATAGTGGGTCCTTCACTCATGAGAGGATTTGCTGGTGAGGCATCAGTCTCTGATTCCCATTTTTTGATAAACATGGCACGAAATGGATTAGTATCTCCTTCAGCTTGCATCTGCTTAAACTTCTCCAACGTTTCTTTACGAATCGCATCAAACTCTTGCGGCGTCTGTGGCCTTTTGTTGCCCCATTTATCATACGACGGTTTGTTAGTATCGATGTGCACTATCGGCTTATGCAAAGAGCCCGTTGTCTGCTTATACTTGAATTGCTTTTTGTAAGAAGACTCAGTAGCTTCCCGTTGCTGTTTTAGTTCTTGAAGCTGGTCAGCATCAATGTACGGATCATTGTTTAACCCCAAAGCATGGCAAGACTTCTCGTAGAACGAAAAATCAACCACAAACGAAGGATCTGTCTCTTTGCGAGCAATTGACCAAATATAAGAAAAAAGATTGTCTACGTTCAAATTTAAGCGTTTTGCGAGTATGTGCTCTATGGTCGTAACAGGATAAACAGCCAACTTCAACATACCTCTCGTTGTAAGTGGCAACTTATCTAGATTGTTTTTAATCAGCTTCAGAGAATCTGCATTCACTACATCTCCTTTTTTTGTTATATAATCCCAATCCAGCCGGGCAGCCTCACGTGCGCGCGCGTCACGCGGAAGAGGACATCCTCCAGCTGCTGATTTATTTAAATATCTTTCCTTTATTAATAATACTGCGCCAAGGTTCCTAGAATGAGGAACTGGAGAGCATAAAGATGCTAAGGTAAACAGAACAACTGAGATGTTCTTAAGAAAGCAACGCACACGGTAAACCACGTTATCTCTCATAAGATATTCATTGATTCTGTATTTATTGACTTCGTTTCTATCAAGACGTTTTTTAGGGGGGATCTCTCTATGCAGGATTCTTTGAGCATATAACTTATCAAGACAACGCTGAACACTCCGACGACTCGTTCCCGTTATACTCGCTAGCTTATACTGACTCATACCAACATATTCAAAGTTCTTATTCTCAAACAAACTCCATAGACCCTTAAAGATAATACGATCAGCATCAGTACAATCACGTTGCAAGAAATGAATGACCTCATCAGGAGATTTAATTGCGCAATAGGAATTTTTATAAGAATAGCTCTTTTTGTTGCGGTTTATAGCAAGAGGGAAATTTGTTGACAAGTAAGAAGGATATAGTATCATAGACATATCCTTTTTGGGTTTTTATTAATCCTTTTTGGGTTTTTATTAATCCTTTTGGGTTGACTCCTGTTTTGACTTCTTGTTGTTACGGGTTTCATTTTTTCTTTCATTAATCACTGTCGTGCAAATCCAGGGCGGCAATCCTAAATAAGGCGTACAGTTGGTTGATACAAATATTCAAAAATTTAGAGCTATTGTGAGGTAAAAAAATAATTTGAGCAAGCTTTTTATAGAACTTGCTCTATTTTTTTAATTAAGGGCAAGCTATTTAGAGTAATTTATCTCAAAGTACGTACAACTTGCCCCTAATTATTTTATATCTTTAATGTATCTTTATGTTCTAATGCAAATTTAACAGCTATTGCTACCACTTCAGATTTATTCAACAACTTTCCATGCTTACCAGAAAGATAGACCAACAGATCTACAATCATTTTGATCTCTTCTTCAGTCAAATAATACGTAGCGCTTTTCTTAATTTTTTTCATCGTGTTCCTTTAAGTATAAAAATATATGATCTATATTACTTCAATAATTTATTTATGTAAATATATGTAAATAGTTGACTTATTTTTTTAATTTTTATACAATAGAGTACATATAAATATGTAAAGGGAAACTATGAATAGATATTATTTTTTTACTGAACCAGATGATGAGCAACACCCTTTTTTTGAACCTAAAATATTCTAGGAACTAGTTTTATGAACGAACAACAATCAACTCAGTTAAACGAACTCTTTGCTGCCTTGGCCAAGGCCCAGGCTGAAATGGAATCTGCAGGGCTGACGAGCGCTAACCCCTTCTTTAAATCTAAATATGCTGACCTTGCTGAGATTGTTAAAGCCTCACGACCATCATTAACAAAATATGGCTTAGCAGTAGTGCAATACATAGAGCAATCACTTGAAGGATCATCCGTTCTTATAACATTGCTTGGCCATGCTTCAGGACAATACATCACCTCACGTATGCCCATTCAACCAGCTAAAACAGATGTGCAATCGTTAGGAAGCTATATCACTTACTTGAGACGATACAGCTATGCCGCATTGGTTGGTGTTGTGGTGTGTGATGAGGATGATGATGGCGAACATGCTATGACTCGACCTGTTGCGGGCAACCAAAAACCAGTTAAGATAGTAGAAGAATATGTAACGGCGGATCAACTCGCCGATCTAGAATATGAACTTGAAGGACATCTTGATATTGCTGAAAATGTCATGAGAGCCATGAAAATCACAACCCTTAGCCAGTTCCCTCGCGATAAATATCAAGCCTCTATACGCAAAATACGCGAACTAAAACTCATCAAAGAACAGAATAAAGCTGCTTAAAATTCTTGAAGGATGTTATGCAGTGGATAGCTGTTGAGACCGCCAATGATCTACCTCTTGATGGAAGTATATTCTTAGCCGTCTTTGATGTATTAGGCGATTATAAGGTGGGTGTTTGCAAGTTTGAGAAAGAGACTTCGACCATACATTGTGAATATTCCGATAAAAATATGGTTGAAATACCCTATGCCTCATTAGATTTTATAAAGTTTTATATGCCATTACCCAATCCACCTTTAAGGAAAACTATTTATTTAAGTTATGCATAAAGAAGGTTGCTATGGATAAGGAAACACAGAAGATAACCCGTTATTCTAAACCAGGAAAATGGGACATGCTTCCCAAAAACACCATCATCTATGTAACTAAAAATGGCATGACACAAGACTATATTCAACTGAGCAACGACGAGAACAATCCCTTCTGGCAAGAGAGAAGTTTAACGAAAGAAAAAACAAAGACTGCTTAAACACCTCGATGAATGGCACTTCTTACATTCATATAAGGTAGTACCCACGGATATGCTTTCTGCACTAGCATATCCGTGGGAGAAACCATAAAAAAGTACCTATAGACTAACTCATTTAATACTCAGGTCAACTTATTATTGAACTAATCCATATAATGAGAACGTTCCTGATATATTTCCTGTAGCTGAATAGACTTTAAAAGCATTCACCACAACAGCGGTCGTCTTAAGACCAGCTCCGATACCTGCCGCCAGTCCCGCTGCTGATAGATCACCACACGCCATATTGGAAGCTCTGAATGAAGGCAATGTTCCTACGCTCGTAAAATTAAATAACCAAGCCTCACCATTAAAGGCAAAGCTACTCTCTCCATTAGGTGCCATAGAGAGCACAAAAGCTGTTGTATTGCGTGTATTTGCGGTAAACGAAGTGGATGAGAAATCCATCTGGTTCGCGCCGCCAACATAGCCTGTATTTAAATAGGTACTGCCGCCATCAGAAGAGATCTGCATGTATATATTAGCACCACCATTAGAGACATTATTCCATATAAGGACATAATCGTTATACGTATTAGTGATTCCTGAGGTGAATGCTACCTGCGCTACTGAGGAAACAGTCTGGGTCTGGATAAGAACAAGAGAGCCACTGCTACCAGCTCCAACTGATAGATCTATAATATTTGCTCCAGGAGTAATAGTAACACTACTATCTGAGCTTGTTATAGTAGCAGACCCTAACTTACCTGAAGATGCAACGGTAACAACATTTGCTGTAGAACCAACATTAACACCATCAATACCTTGGATGTAACAATCAGTTTGAACGCCATTCGTACCTATTTTAATTTGTGCATCTTCTCCAACAACACCTGCGTTGTCAATCAGAATGTTATCTGATTCAGTTCCTGTATAATTAACGCCAGAATTACCACCAAGCGCTAAATTTCTAGAACCATTCCCTAAATTAGTAAGAGTTCCTGTACCTAAAGCTGTATTGCCCGCACCTAACACATTTGTCAAACTCGCTGAACCTATTCCTGTATTAGCTGAAGCATCTGAAAAGAGTAAAAACACGGTTTGCGTACCATCACCTTTAAAGCGCATAGTACCTTCATCAGCTGCTGCTTCATTAAAGTTAACAACACTTCCTATAGAAGCAGCACTTGCTATATCACAATCAAAGGTTATTTCCGTGCCGCCACCTCCTCCAGAGGATGTTATGGTTATTGCATTTGCCGATGGTGATACGACCACATTTGCGCCTGCCAGAATGTCAGCTGATCCCAATTGGCCATTGCTATCGACCGTAACAACACGGACCGTAGAGCTGCTGATATTAACGCCATTAATACCCTGTATATAACATTTCTTTTGTTGCCCCAAAGTACCAATTCGTATGGAATAGTTAGGAGAAGTATCAGAAGCTTGAGCACCAATTGCTATGGTTCCTGCATTAGAATAGCCAATTTTAATAGGGCTATTAAAAGCATCATTTAAAACAGCTAAACCACCAATAATAATATAATTAAAAGGAGATACTGGAGAGCCGCCACTTTCTGACACAAATCCAATACGAATACCATTACGTTCAGTTAAAAGCGATGAATTACTAAATCCAAGTGCTATAAATTGAGCGTCTCCCGTTCCTATCTTAATAGTATTACTTAATTCGCCACTTGCCACAGTAGATCCAATTCTTACAGAATTGGTTTCTCCAACCAAACCTTGTACCGAATTACCTATACATATGTTGTTTTCTTCGTTCGAGGCATAATTAAGTCCTGATTCTAGGCCTATACACGTGTTATAATTGCCGGTAGTAATGTTTCTTAAAGATCTAAACCCTAATCCACAATTGCCCTCTCCTGTTGTAAGCGCATTTAATGAGTAATATCCCAAAGAGTCATTAGATCCAGCAGATATAGAGTTTTCTTGTGAGCTATAACCAACGGCTGTATTTGCTGATCCTGAGACATTGCTCTTTAAAGCATACTGACCAAATACAGCATTTTGACCGCCTGTTGTTGTAGAATTCATACTTGCGTAACCAAACGAGGAATTATTAGTGCCCGTCGTTAAATCACCCAAACTACCTGCACCAAATGCATCATTAAGGCCTGAAGTTGCACTTGCAAGAGATCCTGATCCAAAAGCCGATGAGTTTGATGACGTCGTACTTCCTAATGCTGAGTTACCAAATGAACAATTATTGCTGCCGGTAAGATTAGAAAATTGTGAAGATATACCAAATGCACTGCAATTAACTGCTGTAGTTGCTGATTTTAAAGCATTCTTACCAAAAGCTTGGCAGCGTGTTGCTGTTGTAGCAGCGGCAAGCGCGTCAACACCAAATGCGTCGCAATCTGCACCAGAAGAAGTTAAACTTTGCATGGCTCGTACACCAAATGCACTACAGTTACTCACACTTGTTGCAGAACGTAAGGTGTTGGCACCAAATGCAGTTAAATTAGCATTGTTAATCCCGGTGTTTGCTTCAAGCGAATGCAATCCTAAACCTGTGTCTAAGGCTGTATCATTATCAGTAAAATTAATAGAAACGTTATTGCCGCTTCCTTGAAATCGCGCTGATCCTTGATTTGCTGCTGCTTCTTTAACATTCAAAATGCCATCAACAGGTTCTGCTGTGCCATTATCAGTCACTATTTCTAATCCATTACCTGATACAGGATAGAGTTGCAACCATGTCGCCAGCCCTCCCCGCAAATCAGCAAGCACATACAACTCATAAATGAGTGGTGAAGAGGTAGGATAATTGCTATAGAGCCATATCGTTCCTATGTTAACATTTAAACTATCGTAAATAGTCGGCTCTCGTTTCATATATAAAAATTGAGGTGGTTGCGTTGCTTCTACGCCCAGGTAATTAAGGGTACCGCGCCCTGATCTTTGTAAGCTCATCTTCTATCCTTCAAACTTAACAGGGGGCTTTGACACCCCCTGACACACTTATTTAACGTCTTCCTCAGAGTCGAGCGAGCTAAAGTCGATAGTAAAACCCGTCTCTTGCTTAATCATCTCCTCAGCCGCCTGTTCAACACAGTTGTTTTTGGGAAGCTTTAAAAGATAATGTGAAACACTACCAGCACCAAAGGCTGCAACAACCAATAACGCTTTGAGCACTATCGGAATTATTGTTACCATGGTTCCTCCTTGGTTAAGAGTTAAATAGATTCTTCATTAGCTACAAGTTAACATTCTCACTATTTTCACGAGCGGAACGATTTTTATAATCTGGTTGAGAAAACACCAATTGAGCATACTCATCAGCATCAATCGGTATCATTCTCACATCTCTAGCTGCTAGTTTTGGATCCCATTCAGCTTTCAATTCTCTAAAGCATTCTTCGTATTTATGCATGAGAATCCATTGAAGTCTTCTTTTCATATCTTCTTCAAATATCTCTTCCATAACATTATTTTTAATAACATTCTGTTGAGTTTCATTAAGAGTAAAAAGTTCTTGGTCGTTTACTGATATCTTCATAAAATTCCTTTTAAAGTATAAGTCCACCGCTTATATAACCACCTGTTATCGATGCTTGACCATTACCACCACCATTAGAAAATTGCCAGGTAACCGTATCACCTGCTGACATTGCTACTACCGTTGATACATGGCCACTTACATTTCCAGACGGGCCTGCAAAGTTTGTGACTTTTAATGATGTGGGCAAAATACTGAAAAAATAGTTACGCGCGGTAGAAACTATTATTAAAGCAACTGTTGTAGCTTGACCTGTAGTAACTGTCCATTCAACTTCAGCATCCATCTGATAACTACCTGTAATAGGAGCTGTAAATGTTGCTGCTGTTCCCGCGCCGTTACCCGTGGTCATATTAGAACCTACGTTTACTACCGACGTTGTTGCCGTCTTAGTACCTATCTTTTGTGTTGAGGTCATATTAGATTCTGCATTTAAAGTATTAAGGAACTTGGTCGGCCCCACATCTATATTAAGAGATGCCGCTCCGGTCGTATACGCAAGTGTTTTAAATGAAGACGTCAGTGTAGCAAAGGCTGGATTGGAACTACCACTGCCAATAAATGCTTGCCCATTCGTGCCCGCATTTGATAATGCTAAAGCAGAGGTTCCATTTCCTATAAGTACACGGTTAGAAAAAGGATTGACTAAACCTGTACCACCTAATGATACTTGAATGCCAAGCGATGAATTTATTGCACTATTTGTTGCCATATTTTATCTCAATACACTTGATAGCCACTAATATATCCATTAGTACCGCCTTGAATGGCATCTACTTTTGAACCACCATTTCCTTGCACTTTAAAAACAGCCGTATCTCCTGCGGTCATATCAGCTAATGTTGATACCGCAACCCCAATATAGTTATTGGGACCAGCAAAGCTTGTAACAGTATTACGTGTAGGCATATTACCAAACGTATACGTACGAGCTGTCGTCACAATCGATGCAGAAAACGTTGTGGCGCCTGTTGTTAATGTCGCTGAATAACAAAAGAAGAAATTGAATCGATATGTTCCTGTATTAGGGGCTGTGTACGTAGCTGGCGTTCCTGCTCCATTACCGGCAGTCATATTAGAACCTACGTTAGTAATTGACGTAGTTGCTGTAATAGCACCTACGGAAGCGTTCGTACCATCACCCGTAGCGTTTGTTTCAGCGTTAATTAAATTAAGAAATTTACTCGTAGCTGTCACATCTATATTAAGCGTATTGGAACCAGTTACATACGTAATGCTACCAGCTGTTGATGTTAATGTCGCAAATGCTGGATTGGCTCCTGTTGATCCTAAAAGCAACTGACCATTTGTTCCTACGTTTGAAACCGTTAAAGGAGAAGCACCTAAAAGAACAGCCTTACTGGTAAAAGATGTCTGCCCCGTACCCCCTGAAGAGGTAGCTATAGGGATGTTACTATTGATCGCATTATTTGTTGCCATATCATCCTTATACGTAGGTTATATTGCCCTGCGATGATACTACAATAAAATCAGTATTCGCTACATTGCATATCAATTCTACCGCATCATACGTCGCCGAAGACGCAAGAGACCCACCTGTTCCTGTGGTTGTATTGACGGTGCCAAAATGAATTGTCTGTGAGGCATTCTGGGCTATCTTCCAACCTGTAGCAGTGTTCATACCAGTCACGCGTATACGGGAACCTACGGCTGCTGTGGTAGGTAATGTAAGAGTCACCAAGCCAGCATTATTAGCTATATAACCATTATTGACCGCAATCGCTTGTGTCGTACCTGTAACAACGGTCCACGGCAATCCTGAGGGCCCTGCGGTTACTTCTAAATTGAGCGAGTTAGCACCTGTGGTAAATGTTACCGTACCACCTGTTGACGTAAGTGTTCCAAAGGCCGGCGCAGCTGAGGTTGCCCCAAGAAACACTTGACCGTTGGTACCTACGGCTGCTGAACTGACGGCGTTACTTGCACCAGCGTATAATACACCGTTCTGGGTAACCGTGCTTGCTGTTACCGCTGAGGTACCATTACCGGTGAGAATACCGGTGAGGGTTCCAGCTCCTGTGCCACCAAAAGAGACTTCTATGGGTTTATTACTACCAATTGAGTTTATTGTTGCCATTATTATATCCTTTTTAAACAACCGTCCAATTACCTATTGAGCTTGTCACACGCCAAATAGTATTCGCCACTTTACATACTAATTTTAACGTATCACCAACGGCTGAAGAGGTAAGTGTTCCTGTTGCTCCTAATGTTGTTGAAGCACTTGCAAAAAGAATCTGTTGCCCTGCAGCTTGAGTAAATTGAATACCTAAAGCAGTATTCTCATTGCTCACTTCTATCACATCACCTACAGCTGACGTTGCAGGCAATCCTAAGGCTAATGTTCCTGCTTTATTACAGAAATAACCATTATTGACCGCGGCGGTTTGATCTGCCGTAATTACCGACCAAGCAAATCCCGTAAAATTAATAGTAAGTGTGCTCGTGCCAGGATTGCCTGCTACTGAAATATTAGTACCACCAATAACATTTATATTACCAGCGGTAGGACCAACGGCCCCACCTGTATTACCTGTTAATGTAGTAACTGCTCCCATAGAAGAAGCGGTTGCTACGGTTGTTATCTGTGACATTAGCTACCTCGTGCGTAGAAGGTTGAAAGATAGACAGCCCCTGATGAGGGAGTTCCTATACGCTTTACACTTAATTTCGTACCAACTGATAAAAAGAACCCTGCTACGTTTGACAATTGGTTTGCCGTAGCATCTATAATCATCTGTCCACCTGCAGGCAAGACAAAGTGATCAACGCTACCATCAAACGAAAACTGCAAGAGAACATCGGTAAGATTCTGAACCATCATGATACGAATAGGATGCGCAAATGGCGTTCCTATTTGTGTGTATCCCGCTACAATACTGCCAAATGCCAAGGAATCTTGAGCCTCGGCACGTAATTCAAGACTCGCTGCCATCATTATCTCCTTGAGCTTCAGCTGCTTGCTGCTCTTGTAATTGCTTAATATGCTCAGCTATCTGTTCATTTAATTCTGCAAGTGCAGCGTGAGCATCGGTCCATTCAACCCCTAAAGGCAAATGAACGCGATATAATTTATCGTTTTTAACAAGTGATACTTCAACAAATCCCGCTTGATTCATATTTATCCTTTAAGCAACTGTTGTAACAGCAGTCCATGCATTGACACCATCTGTATTAATAAACGCACGATCTGCAACGCCTGATCCCGTTGTATTAAGATAAAAAGAGCCTTTAGGAGCTGTAACTACAGTATCAGGGCTTCCTGCACCAAACAATATTTGTGGGCCAGCAGACGCGAGAGAAAGATTGCCTGCAAGCACTACACCAGCAGCAGTTGTTAATGTTACGGAAGCTGTACCTCCTGTGAGCGTTGTGGAAGCTACACCTGTTGCTGAACCTACGGTCACTACGTTTGCTACTGTTCCATCAGCAATATGTACCGTCTTAACGCCGGTATTTCCTGCGGCTATATTTACTGTCTGAGCACCTGTTCCTTGAGCAATAGAAATAGCTCCTGTTTGAGCAGCACCACCAATAGTAATAGCTCCTGCAACAAGGCCTGTTCCTATGGTCATTGTTGAAGCAGCAGCACCTTGCACTAATAAGTTACCGGTACCTACCGAAAGTGTTAAAGCCGTTGCGCCTGAAGTGTTACCAAATGTACTTACTGAGCCTGCACCGGTTGCAAGTGTTGTGTTGCCTGTTGAACTCAATGTTGAGAACACACCAGAAGAGCCACTTGCTTCAATAAGATTCCAAGTAGAAGCATTACTTGCTACTTTAACTAATATCCATGCCTTGCTGCTTGATGGTTGAATCCAGATGGATCCTACTTGAGCAAGATCACTTGTTTGTGGTTCTCGAGCAGAAATAATAGGCGCTGGAAAAACATTCACTAAAGCTTGACTTAACCCATACGCTACTGGTCTTGGTTGCGAAATAGACATAACTTCTCCTTAAAGATTAATAAAATATCATTTGCCTTAGTCTCCTCTGTTACAGGAAAAAAAATCAATCGGCAAAGTAACTTTTGTGTACATTTGTACATTTGTACATTATTGTGGTATGTTTATAGTTAGCTAAATAAGCAAGGAGATGTTTATGATTGAGAATGAAAAAACAAAAAGCCAAAAACGATTGTCTATGAATATACCGCCCGTTTTGCATAAAGAGATTCATTACATGGCTATTAAAAGAAATTGCTCTATAACGACATGGGTATTACAGGCGTTACTAGAAAAATTAAAAAACGAAAAGCAGTATGAATAATTAAAAAAAGGGAATGTAATGAATCAAGACAAGGTGATTGAATGCCTATTGCGGTGGAACATAGGGATAATTGCGCTCATTTGTTGCATACATTACATGAGCCATTATGCCCATTATGATGTGGTCGAATTGCCCTTATTAGGCTTTTTTTTTATTGGTAAGTTATTATCAATTCCCCAAGTCTGGGTAACACTGTTAGTCGTATGGTCCGTTCGTCATCTAAAAAGTTGAGGGTTTATGTGGGCAATGGTAATGGCAGCATTTGTATGGGCATTATGCATAGTAATAGTATGCATAGTATTAACACAAAAGGATTGATATGGAGTGGGCTTTAGCACTTATTATCATGTTTTTAGGTGGATTAGCATGGGTATTGATATGGAATCTCTGGATGAGAGATGCATTTAACTAGGAAAGGAAACAAACGACATTACTTTATTAAATAATAAGCAGTCACCCCTTTAACTATACGAAGAAACCATGAAAAAAGTACTCCAAAGAACAGTCTGTTCTTTTATTTTCGCGTCCTTAACTGCTGCACAGTTACAGGCAACTTTATCTCACGTTACTAAGAAGAACGTTGAGCTCTCTCCACTTTCTACTCTTGCGCGCCAGAAACCCCAAGGTAAGAAGTTAAACTTTAAGATCGTACAAGAAAAAGCAGTAGCGTTAACCCTGCGGGCTTTTAAAAAGAATAGCTATCACCAGCATGAAAATAACCACGAGCAGAACAACAAGAAATCGCGCAAGGGTAAGATTATTACCGGTGCCTCTTCCGTTGCTGCTGTAGGGTTATTTTTTTATGTAAACCGTGACAAGTTTAAGGTAAAGATCAATGCTCAAGAGCTGCCTAAAGGATGGGGTGATCTACGCCGTATTCCTCAAATAGATAACGATGACAATCCTACGATAGGAGATCTTCCTCATCTTCCCAGATCGCCACAGTTTACTCCCGTAATTCCTCTCTTATTTGATATGGTAGGAGGCATTCCTTATCTGGGCATGCTTATTCAGGGGGCTATTATAGCCATCGACTATACCACGAAAAATAAAGGAAAAGGTGGTGGAGGCTCCCATCATACTCCTGATGGTGATATGTTCGCGAGCTTTGTTAATCATATCTCCTCAGGTAACGAAGATGCAGCACGATCATTAACGGGCAATCGTTATGAAGAGTTCTACAAAGAGTATGTAAAAAGGAAAAATGAGGGAACACTTTACCCTAACATCTTTGTTCCTCAACCACCTAAGCCTGAATTTACGCCACCACAAAAACCAACGTTTGACCCTGGCATACCAACGGGTCTTGTTGAGGGGGCACTCTTACTTGATGATGAGATGAAAGAAGTAAATACTCCTGAGCATTTCGAAGAGCTCAAAAAGAAGCCTTTCTTTAAGGGAATGTCCAAAGAAGAATCTGAATGGTTTACCTGGGATAACATGAGCACGATAGCAGGGACAGCCGTGCGTGAGTTCTGCAAGATTACTACGTTAAAGATAGCTGAAAAAGCTATACGAGAAGCGTTTTATATGGCTGATAAGAATGCTCAATATAATACGCGCAAGCTTCTTGGCATGAAAACGCCACCCCATCCTCTTGCTAAGACTCCTAAAACCTACATAGAAAAAATAGTACGCGTTGGTGAAACTTATAATGCGCTTACTGAAGAAGCAGGTAACTATATTGGCCAAGGGATTTCAAACATAAAGCATGAACTCTATGATGTCATAGCTAAATGTATGCTGTGGGAATGGAAATCAAGCGCAGAATGTTATAAGCGTCATCCTGAAATGATTCGTTATGCCATTGAATCACAATACAGCAAAGAGCTTGCTCAGATACCGAGTCTTGATGACAAAATTAACTACATTGAGAAGAACACGATTATTGATGATAAGACTAAAGAGACATCTATCACGATATTAAAAGAGATTAAGAAGTACAACGAACAGACAGAAATTGAGCTCAAGAAGCTCCGTAATGTTCTGGAAGATACTCAGCTTTCAGAAACACAAAAACAGAACGCCTTGGACCAATTTGCGCAGTTCTCCAAAAATGCACCTCAAGACATTGGTGTAGAATCAATTAATGAACATAAGATTGAGGCACCATCGTGCATTATTTTAAAGTACACACAAGATATCTCAAAGAAATTAGACGAAGTATAACAACGAAAGGCTTTCTATGTCATGCATGTGCACACCTCTTATTCAAGAACCAACACACTGCTGTTTAGGATTTGAGCAACTTCACAAAACCTATTACCCCCACACACGTCTGTATGAACTGCCTGATGGTACGGTAATAAACTTCTGTCCTTGTTGTGGGCACCAGTTACCAGAAAACCTGCGTAAAGAATGGAAGTTTGACCTCAGAGCTCGCTATAATGTAGATCCTGATCACGCGTCTGTCTGGAATCCTATGGTTCCTGAAGAATACAAAACAGATGCTTGGTGGAAAAATAAAGGACTTTAAACGATGGGGCTTCGGCCCCTTCTTATTTATACACAATTTGGCAATCTAATCTTTTGATAATTTGACAATCTTGTGTAGTTGATTATACTGTTTTGTATAGGTTATAAAAAAGGCCCCCTTCGTAGGGAGCCCAAATGGAGATTCTATGAATTATATATGTTTAAATGTTAATGAGACATGCAAAAAAAACTGCCAAGATAAAAATCATTTTTGGGCAGCATTAGGTATTTTTTTACTTGCTCCTGCTATGGGTTTAATTCTTCTTCTTTTTAAAATTGCTTCTAAATAAGACCAAGAAGTCCACCTAATCCACCTATTGCCGCTCCCGTTCCTGCTCCTATAGGACCACCATATCTACCCCATAAAGCACCAGCCGTTGCGCCTTTCAATGCACCTTGCAATCCAGGTTTAGCAGCACCTACTGCACTTCCCAACCCAGCTTGTAATGCTGTAATAAGTCTATTTTGTCCTTGGGGCACAGGTTTTTTAAGATCTTTTTTAAACTGTTCTGCCAATTTATCAAGCTTCTTATCAATTCGATCATATACTTGAAAATCTAAATCAAACGGCGGAACACCTTTATTTTCTTTTATAATATCTCTTACCGTATCGGCATAAGCAAGTTTTGCATTATTAAGATGCTTTAAGTTAGCAATAACTCTTTTTCTTCCTTCAGGCGATTGCGATAAAGAAGGAATTGTTTTAAGAAATTGTTCCATTTCTTGGTTTGTAACCCTACCACCATAATATACTTTTGCATCACGTAAAAAGTTATTAACAATCTTATTAAATTCTTCAGAACCTTCATTCATTAATGCAGGGATATCTAATCCTGATCTTTCAAGAAATTGCATATAACCAGGTGTATCTAATTTACCTTCTTTTTCAAGCTCTTCCATACGAGAAAGATCTTTTAAATTAGATTTAGCAGACATAGCCTCATCAGTTACTTTTTTAAGTGTTTCCTTGTTAAATTTAAATGCTTCTGATCGCTCTTTTGCAGATAATTTTTCTTTGTGACGACGTTCTTCAGCTGCTTGTTTAGATTCTCCAAAAAGACCTAGTGCTGGTTTTTTATTTGCAAGAACATCAGAAACATTCTGTTGAGCTTCACCTTGTAACTGGGCTGGTGCTGGTTTTGATATACCTTGCAGTTTTTGTTGTGGGTTAAGCAATGCGTTTATAAGAGGATTAAATTGTTGTTCTGATGAAAGATTTCCTAATAATTCACGAATTTGTTCTTGTTGTGGAATTTCCCTCGCTGGTTGAGACGGCTCAATTTGTAACCCTGTAAGCAAAGATTCTATTGATGGTGTTTGTGAAGGAATGCCACCAGGACCTTGCAAATAAGCAAGTCGTTCTTTTTCAGGAAGTCCTGCAATAAGGTCTGGATTTTGCAAACCAAGTTGACCATATAAAGATCCTAATCTTTGTCGTTCAGCAGCTTGTTGTTGCAAAGATATTCTATTTTGCAACTCTTGCATTTTAAGATGAGAAAGATTTTGCAATCCCGTATGTATGCCCGTACCAAGCGCAGCGCCTAATCTTCCGCCAGCATTTGTAGCATTAATAACTTGTACCATCTTATGCGCCTCCTAGCCTGTTACGACCAATCAAATTACTTAATAATGATAGGATATTAGAACCTCCCCCAAAACCACCTAGAGTCCCTAATCCTTGAAAAAGACCACTTCCCACATTCTCTAAAAATCCTGGCTGACCTGGCATATAGACATTCTCTGATTGGGGTTTAAGTCCAGCTTGCAAAAGATTAAACAGCATGTTTTGATCAAGCTGTTGTTGTTGTAAACCAAACTGAGAACCTAAAGCAGCCAATTGGCTTTCTAAATCAGCTCCGGCTGATCCAAGAGCTTGATTAAAAGCTGAACTACTTTGACTGCCACCGGTACCCATGGATGCAAATCGTGAAGCTATACTTGGAATTGTTTGAGTTTGAAATTGTTCACGAGCACGTTGAGCAATTGGTTCAAAACTAGGGCGAGGACTTGGATTCTGTAAATAGGACATAGCCTGTCCTAATGATTGATTTAATAAGTTCTGTTGTTGAGGAGTATAGGCAATAGGAATGTTTTTAATTTTTGGGGCGCTACTAAAAAATGGCATAGTGTCTCCTTTAAAGTGATAGATATCTTATGAATAACTATACTGTATCGCTTATTGCGAATCTACCATTTGACTTTAACACTAAATCGGAGAAAGCTAAGAGAGCTTCTACTTTACTACTCTACTATCACTGTCGCGGTGAGCGCTTCATCCGCGACAGTGGCCTTCATTACTTTTACCCTTTGAGATATTCCAACACAATATATGTTACGGTATATGAGGTCCAATCAGCCGCTGTTGCTATCGTTACATTCGTAGCATCAACGTAAAGCTCTATCGAACTATTGGCAACATTTGATGCATAAGGTAACGGTATATAGGAACGGGCTGAAAGATCACTTGCAGTGCCATATATACGCGTAAAAGTCATCGTATCAGTCACATCAATACCATGAGCTACTGATTTAGTGGTAGTATTTGGCAATGCGCCAAAGTTAATTGTTTTACGAAAAACTGACCTAAAATTATCATTAACAGGACTTACCGAGCTTGTCGCAGGGTTAGGAAAAAACTGCTGCCCATTAACTTGTTCGTTGGTATCATAATAACCAATGTCCTTTAAATTTGTGTTAATTGACATGAAGTTAAGATTCTGATACAGACGAACCAGGAGTTCTTTAAATTCAGGACTTGTTACTTCCGTACTATAAATCTGAGAAACATCCCAGACGTTTGTTGTCGGTACAAATGACCCAAATTGGGGTTTCATCGCCATAATAATCTCCTTAACCGTCTTTCCAAGTTTTCTTAAACTTAATATTTTGTATAGTTCCTTGGCTAACACCGAATTCTTGAGCTATTTCTCTATATGATACATTGATATTTAATAATTCTTTTATTTTCCTCGCTTTTTCAGGATTTAATTTCACATTTTTAGAATTTTGTTTACTGAAGTTTTGTCTTCCTGCAACAATCATATCGCGAGTATTATCTTTATTTGTTCCTAAATATAAATGTTCTGGATTTGAGCAAGCTCTATTATGGCATTTATGTAAAACCAAAAGATTATTTATTATAGGTCCTTTAAATAAAATATAACTTAATCTGTAATGAGATATTGCGTGTTCCCTAGAACCAACTTTCCCTGCTCCCGTGCTATCTAAAAAAGAATTCCATCCCCAGCAACCATCTTTTTTTACGACATGCTTTTCAAATAATTGTCTTAACTTTTCAAGCTTTTGTTCATCGCTCGCTTCTTTCCAAAATGATTTTGGTTTAAGTTTGAATAAATGAAAAAAAAGTTTAGGAACACATTTTCTAGAACAATATTTTCTTTTTGCTTTAGAGAATTCTAATTCAAAATATTGCAAACATGTAATACATTTTTGTTTGACTTTAATTTTTTCTAGACCAACCCATGAGCATTGCCTTGAGCAATATTTGGGAGTTCTGCTCGGACAAAAGAAACTTGACTCAAATTGTTTTTTACATGTATAACAATCTATTGTTTTCTTCATAGGGCATCCTTTATTGATTAATACGATGCCCTACATACTATACCTGTTCTATACTTACTGCAATCTGTCGCTGGATTTTCTCGTGTACAGAATTAAGGCGTGCAACTCAAACGGTGATAATGCTATCGCAGGATTAGTAATTTGCTCTTGAGACAAATGAATCCATATTTGAATACATTCACCTTCACCCAAGAAATATACCGGCTTCCAAAGTCTTTTTTGTTGGTCTTCTAACGGATACAATACTGATGGCGTCATTTCTAAAATATTAGTTCCTACATTTGCATTGGTTCCATTAGGACCACCACTATCGATCATTGAAAAACGTGTTGATGAAGGGAAATAATCTACCGTAATCTGACCTGCTGATGTTTTATCAACTAAGAAATCAATTTTAGAGAGATTAACGTTACGTGCTTCTTTATCATATGGGTTCCACTGCTTTGAATAGATGCTAATATTAGAAATACGAGCTGCTGTGCCGCCACCGGTATAAGTTCCTGAAAATGAAGGAACATTGCCCACAATAACTTTATTAGGATCGGTAGCACCACCAATAGTAATAGAATCAACTCTATAAATGCCAGAACCGCCTATAGTGACGCCTTGAGCATTTTCAATAATAATATAGTTACCTATACCCTCATCTTCATCAACCGAAAGCATATGATCATAAATGGTAAGTGTTAATTGTTGAGCAGTAGCATCATACGTCATAGCGGTAATCTGTAATGAAGGAGCATTACGTCCCAAATCAGGATTAATAACTAAAACATACCCTTGTTGATTGCCGGCTATAATTTGTCGAGCTGGGGATTCAAGAATATTGCTTCTCCAGGTGAAATCAGATTGTTCCCAGGTTGTTATGGTGTTTTCCCAAGTAAGATCTTGAGACTGCTCCCAATAACCAAAGGCTGTTAAGCAATCTTCATTGATAGACCATGTAGCATTTTTATAATTGTAGACCAAAATATTATCAGGATAGACTTGCGCGTCATCAAGGTCTCGCGATACAAAGCTCCAATAGACCATTTCAGCATAATAATCACGCACACCAGCAACACGTGATATTGAAGATGCTTTATCCTTAAAGCTATAAATTTGATCAGGAATCTTGTCATCAATACGATCTACGTTTGCACCATTACATCCAGTGATTCCTACGTTAGACACTGAAAGAACTTGTTTATCAAATTCTACTGATGAAAAAGTTGAGACTGAACCTAATTCTGAGTTAATTCGTTGCCAATAAAAAGGAGCGCTATAGTTACCCGTCCAGACAAGTTCCCACGTGCTTCGCTCAAAATAGACAATAAGACGATCTTTAATAAATCCAGCACTGACAATCTGTTCATCCGTTGCCGCGTCAATAAAACCAGCTCCTGCTGCTTTACCAACAGCTGTGGCTGCGCCTACCGTTACGCTACGTGTTTCTCCCGGTTCAAGCCATGAGTAAGGAGCATTTGCCGTATCCATGCCTACTGTTACGGTCGTTTGAGCATTAGGAGCACCATTAATAGAATAACGGCAACGATTTACAAACTGTTTGTTGGTGTTTGTACCGCTTGGATTAATACGCTCTACGGTATTAAGAAGCAATAAAGTTCCCTTAAAAGCAACGATGATCTTAGCTGTTTGTACATACGATCCATCTGATAAAAATACCGTATAAGGCGAAAAATTAACCCAATTAGACCCATCGTAATACCACATAGGGTCATCATTAGCTCCAGGTCCAGGAACAGTAAAATTAAAATTGGTCACAAATAAAAGACGTATATCCGGAGTGATACCGCGCCAGTTCCAGCTCCAGAAATAATTAAGATTATTGCCATGCCAAATAGGCGTTACCCCCGTACCTGAACGATTCCAACCACCAGAATAGGTATAAGCAAAGCGTGTATCAAAGGCAAAAGGAGGCTGATCATTAACAAAAGAGCCTGCAACATCATAAATATTCAAGCCCATAACTGGTTCTGATGGATACCAATAGATGGTTGTTAAAGGATTCTCGTTATTACCGGTAATAGATAAAGTTCCTGTAGTTGTATCAAATGTTCCTGTTGCTGCACCTGTACTGAGCATGGCACCCGTTGCTTGATAGACTGTAAAAATGGTTGACCCAACAGAAAACATCTGTCCAATCTTCCATAAGGCGCCTGTAGCACCTACAGGAATAATTGTTGGGCCAAAATTACCGGTAATTGCATCAGTAGTTCCTACACTTACACGCAATCGTGAACCTAAAGGAGCTGTTAAACCATTTGAACCCGCTGTCATTAATTGCGTGCCAAACCGTTTGCGTATTCTACCCCGAAACACGTACGCATTATATATTTCTTCGAAAGCATCATCAGGAATGATCCATGGTTTTAAAGCCGTGGTTAAACCACTTTGATACGGAGCTATTAAAAATCTATCCATAGCCATTGGATACTCCTTTTATAATCCTATAGCAGAAATATATACAAGATCTCCAACATTAGTTCCGCCTGTTTTATTTATTGTTACCGAAGGATTAGCTGCTGGTGTAATTGCTGACATATACGCAGTAATTGCAGATGTGCTGAATGGAGAAATTTGGAAAAAAACAGTTGCCGGTGTAGTAAATCCAGGCCAATCAGAACCTAAATTTCCTGTGTTGAAAATAACAGTTCGGGACGTTACTGCAATAAAATAAACAGAAAACCAGGCCATTTTTAAACCACTTGGTAAAAATGTCCATCCTGAAGATAACCCTGTTTGAGAACCTGTTAAAGCAATAAGATTTCCCGCTGAATTCTTTAAATATAATTGTTGACCTAAGTTGGGAAATGAAGGTTCTGTCGCCAAGTACATCGTTCGTGTTGTTGCAGCTACTGTTATAGGTAAATTCGAAGTCTGATCAGTAAAATCTACTTGCTTATGTTTTCCTTGAGCTGCTACAGCAAAATCTTCATGATTTACATCAATAAGCGTTTTTATAGCCTGAAAATTAGCCAATAATTGACCCTGCGAAACAGATAGTTTATCCGTTGCCTGTGGAATGTTTTCATTATATGCCATATTGTAACCTTTTTTATTTATATAACATGCTTCCATGCCTTATTTCTTAAAATAAGACTAACATTTAACTGACTTACACCAAACATATTGGCAATCTTTTGCTGACTCAAATTATTTCCTAATTCACGGATTTTTCTAACATCTGATTCGGTTAGTTTAGCTTTATGATGTTTTTCACCTTGCAAACTTCTATTGGCATTAATCATATCATTAGAATTATCTTGCACTGTCCCCTGTTTTAAATGATCAGGATTAATGCAAGCTCTATTGTTACATGAATGTAGTATTAACATCTTACTTGCGATAATTCCTACAAATATTTCATATGAGGCTCTATGAGCAAGAACTCTTTTTTTATTAATTCTCAGTTTTCCATATCCGTGTTTATCAATTATCCCAGTCCAAAACCAACATTTACTTTCTTTTTTAATAGCGCTTAATAATCTACATTTTAAAGAACAAAGTGGTTTTGACATTTTCCTAATGCATAAGATGCCGCATATTAAACACGGCATCTTTTTCTCTTCTAATGATTTTCTTTTCCAAGCAACTGATATTTTTACACGACAAGGCTTACATTCATTCCGAACTCTTTCAATACCTTTTCTAATTTGTATAGCCCGCTTTTCTTTAGTAATAATACTTTTACAATACTTACATATCTTTTCCATAGAACTCCTAAAATTAACATAGACTTAATATACATTAATTTTAGAAGTATAGATAATGCCTGTGTCAGAAACTGCCACCCGCAGAACCCCATCCATTCAGCGATGATCCTATGGACGTCTGTTCGGTAAATATAGTGGCCGTACGTTCGTTCGTGTTTTGTACTAATGTTCTACGCAAACAGAGTCGTTCCTGTTGCTTAAATTCGGGCATAATAAGTTGAACACTATCCATATCCATACGATCTTCAAATATCTTTTTAGCTGCGCCATAGGCTATGTATTGCCAATATTCGTTCAATTCAGGTACAGCATTTGATCCGATCAATTCAGTTGGTCGTTTATAGACTTCAAACTCAATGCGATATGGTTGATCAGGAACAGGGCGAAGCATGATTTTGTTGCTATAAAACAACATTCCTTGGGGCAAAGAAGCTACTGAGGGTACTGTTTCACTATTAATCGCCATACCGGCACCCGGAGCTACCGGCGTTGAACCATCAAGAGTAAAGGTTACGGTAAATGCACCGGTCACATAATTGATATAGTTAGTAAGGTTCTGAACGGTAGGAGGTGTTGTAGGAAGGTATCCTGGCTGATATAAATTACCTATAGAAGTAGGATTTCCTGTTATTGGGTTAATAACAGGCACATCAACCATAACCAATCCAGCATTATTAGCATCAACAGAAACAAATGATACTTGGTTTTGTAATAGGGCAACGTTTTGGGTCATATTTGGCGGAACAATTGCTTGTTGCGAATTTACCACACCGCTAAATGTGGTTGTTGACCCATCACCGGTTACTCCAATAGAGGCTATGCTATTTACCTTAGGAAAAACAGCAAAGAACTGCTCTTCTGACTGACTATAAAAGGTTTGAAATCCTGCCACATAGACTGGTTTATGAATAGTCAAATATTTATTTTGAAAATCATAAAGAGGATTTTGCTGCGCTAATGGATTAGATCCATACGAAGCAGTATCAGTGTAATAGGTGTCTTGGTAAGGGTTACAGAAAAAAGTAAATTTTGTTCGTAAATTGAATGTTCGTAGATGTTCTGGGAAATCATACAATACAAAGGTATTAATATAGGTATCCAGTTCAGCTTGTGACAATTGAACTATTGAAGGGCTTCGAGTTAATCGTCGCACTTTTGTTTCAATATCACTTAAAGTTCCAATAGGCATCATAAACTCCTTA